GCCCTTCTTAAACGAAGGGGTCTTGCCAGGGTGCATCCGCTTCTCGTGCTTACGGACAGCTTTTTCAGGGGTTGTAGCCATAAAAATCTCCTAGAAGGTCACTGTACCAAGAACACCTTGTCCAAGCAAGGCGTTGGGGACGACGGAGCCCAGAACTGCGTTGGGGCCGCCTACGGGGGCCCAGCCCCACTGAGTAACACGACTGCCTTCGCCAGGGAACCCGGAAACGCCCGTACCGGAAGCAACCCATGTGTTCGTATCAGGGCGCGGGTCGCGAATCGCTTGAGGATCCGCGACGGGATACATGCCGAGTTGCAGTTGCGGCTGATCGGGCACCCAGCACTGCGGGCACGCGCGAATCTGTGTCTGCTTTGTCTTGACGGTAAGATTCTTCAGCTTCTTCAGGTTGAAACGGAACCCACAAACGTCGCAAAACCCAAACGCTTTAGCGCCATTAGCAAAGCGATTTGCCATGCTTTAGTTCCTTCTCAACTCGGCAGCGGCTGAAATGTTTGTGGTGCTACCGGGGTTGTTTGCATTCCAAGTATATCCAGTGAAACTACTTAGAACGCCGTTAGAATCAAAAATTTCATATGTAGAACCGCCCCAGGTAGTGGGTTTAGTAGTTCTCTTCACCATCCCGGGGGTATCACTGGGCCCTAGCACGACCGGATTCTGATTATTTGTCCCCAGAATACCGATAACCCACGAACCACTGCCGACAAATGCAGCAAGATTCGGCCAGTTACGTGGGTTAGTCCCCCCTAGTGTTTCTGATCCTTGCCCAAACGATCCCGGGGTTACTTGCGCCCCACGATATATACAGACTAAAGGCGGCATCGCACCGCCAACAGCCGCCGCAAGACTTGTAATACTATTACTTGTATCGGCAATAGCTGAAAGTCGCGCGCCACCAATAATTGATCCGTTACTAGTGCATAGCGTAGTGTATCCCGCTCTTAAATTTGGAACAACGCCTGCACTACCAACATCAAGCGTAACAATTATATCTCCCGCATTATGCGCTGGTACGATCGTAGGCAAGGTAACATTATCATCAGGCGCCCCCACTCCGACAAAACTTATCCGCACCCCAGTGCCGAAAAATGCAGGGCCTACAGTGAACATGAGTCACCCAATAAACATCTGCCTTGGGACCAGCCGGATAGCGCTCTTGTCGCGGTCTTCAGTGCTCGCCAAGTCCCACGCCTCGTCATACTGTTGTTTGAGAATCGGCAGGCGTTCAGCCGCGCCAGGAATCTTCAGCGCTAGGTAGTAGGCAAGCCCCGCGACGAGCGCGTTCAGGAACCGGAACGGGACATCCTGCGTGTTGGCCCCGCCAGACCCAGCATCATCGATACGGCGAAGCCGCCAATAGACGAAAGTGTACGTCTGAGAACTATCCGGCACCGGCCACACAGTGAACTTCGGCGCAGCTTGTTGTCGGTCAATGTAAACCTGGATCGGTCGCGCTTGTTGCAGCTTGTTCGGGATGGACGAGTACGTAGAAACACTGATACGCGTAATGGTGAGGTCCGTCTGTGTAGAGGCGTTGCCTGCGCCCGTACGAATAACATGCTCCATCAAGTCTACAGTGTCAACTGGAAGCGTATACGTAGCAGTGCCGGCCGTCAATACTTGCGACCCCTGCTCAACGGTCCATAGATTAATGCCTCGATTCGCCCAATCTGCGAACAACAGATTCATCGACCGCCGCGCCGTACGCAGGTCGTAACCTGTGCGAAGCTCACTGCCGCAGCGCTCAAACGCTTCCTCAACAATCTCGCTAAGGTCTGGGTTAAATAACGCAGCGTTAGATACGTTATTTACTGGTGTTACATTGTTATTTAGAACAGTCATAGTACCAGCCTACTTGACATCGTTTTGCATAACGCAGACAAGAATGTCTTGTGCCAGATTGTATTGACAAGACATGAAATCAAGCGCATTAGCCGCAGTAGTTAGTGATGGGGCCACGCCCCCAGGCCATTTAAACTTTGAGCCGTAAGTTAGCGTGCGGCCCCCAGTGGCGTCTTGTTTGATCCAGATGTTATACACCGCCCCATCCGTGAGGTTGCTGGGGTTCGCCAGCGTACGGTTGCCGGCCAGGGTCACAATGAAACTGTTCCCCAGCGAGCCATTCAACAGAATCGACGCCTGATCGGTGAGCGAGACAAACGGCGAGTACGCTACGCGTGGAAACCGCGAACCCGTGCTACCAAGTTCGGCCACAGTGAGCCCCGCGCTATCCTGCGCCAGAATCGCGCCTGAACCCTTCGGACGCAGCGCCAAGCCGATGCTGGCGTCCCCGCCAAGCGCGCTAACAACTGCGGGCTGTAGGGTGCTACCGCCAAGCACATTGAGGTAGTTGACCGAGCCAGTAGCAAGTGATACAGAATCCGCCGGGTCAAAAAGAACCGTTCCAGGCTTGTTTTCGGAGCTATAGTTTGTAGCTTCAATAGTAAGGGTGTAAGTACCGTTTGCCGCATAAAAAGCATATTCACCGTCACCATTAGTAGTGAGCGGGTTAGCGGTCAGCGTTACACCATTGTCGCTATAGATAGTCGCTAGGTTAGACGTACTACCGACGTATACAGAAACCGAAGCGCCCGCGATAGCGTTACCGCTGCGGTCTTGAACAACGTCGAAGTATCGCTGCATATTACTTCCTCGGACCTTTTACAGTTTTTGCGGACCGTTTGAAGGCTTGGGGCGTAGGAGCGCTGGGAGCGCCGGGCGGGCGCATTTTTTCGCCTGATCCAGCGGCAATACGCTGCCGCTTGGCGTGGATGTTTGCGTACAGCCCGCCACCTTTAGCAAACTTGAGGTCTTCACGAATCGCCCCCATGCCACGTGAGCTTCTCAACGCATCGTCCCCTTGGTCTTGCCCCGCTGAGCACAACCATCGCCGCGAACCTTCCCGCCTTTGGCGAACCCCATGCTTTCTTCGGCTTCGCGCATACGGCGCCTAGTGGTTATCTCCGGCTTAATGATTTCGCGAGGATCGACACGCTTCGGCTTATACCCCGTTTCCGACGTAGGACGGGGGGCAGCATGGGGGGCAGGGCTGGGAGCAGGGGGCTCCGGTGCCTGTTGGCCCCGCGGGGCGCGATAGGGCCTAGTACGCGTATTGAGCGCGTCCAACAGCGCCTTGCGCTTCTTTGGGTCGTCCGTGTCCCGGATACGCCGAAGTTCGGCGTCAGTCTGAGCATCCATAGCCATCTCCTAGCAAGTACCGCCGTACTTCATCTTGACGACGCTGCCCTTGGTCTTGCCCTTAGCCTCGATGCCGCCGCCCTTAGCGTACTTAGCAGTACCGCCCTTTTTCATGCCGGCTTCCTTCTTCTCATGGGCGATCATTGACTTAGGCGCACCCTTCTTTTTCATGAAGGCAAGCTCCTGTTTGACCATCTTCTTAGATTCCACATCAGTCTCCTTAACGGGCCCGCCGTCGTTATGGGCCTTAGGCCCGACAAATTTCTTGGCTACGCTAGGCGGGACATTCGTTTTGCCCGCCAAAGACGCATACATAAACCGGCGCTGCTTTTCAGACTTGGCCGGCATTACTTCCTCTTAAACCAACCTTGGACCGTATCGGTTTCCCAAATACGTATTCCTGTCCAAATGACGGTAAAGAGTGCTGCAACAGATGGCAAAAAATCCACGAGAGCACCAACGACAGTTACGATAGATGCCAAGTCTACCAGTTGTTTTGTGTGCTCAGAAAGCTCATGTTTCATGTTAGCAGTTCCAAGCCCTAAGAGATTTATTGATACGCGAGTTAGGATCTTTCGCTGTCTTCTCCGAAGTCAACTTCTTTTTCATCCCTGTCATTCTTGCGCAAAAAGAATCTCTTCTTGGGCCGCCCTCAGGCTGCGGCGCTTTAAGTCCTGGTTTACCGGGGTTAGCGCGGTTATAAGACGCACGGCCTTTGGCGCTTAGGCCCCCCTTTTCGCTTTTGCCCTCTTTTCTCTGCCACGCCGGAGACTTAGCCATCAAGATGTCCTTCTTTGAACTGGGAAAGGGGGTTCAGTAACACCATCAAAGGGGAACGCCTGATTGACCTGCGGGCCGCTGACACCGATTACTTCGATTACTGGTGGAGGTCCGCCACTGTAGATAAGCGTTGCGTTGTTACCAAAATATACGTACGTCGCCCCAATCGGTCTGATTACCCGGTTATACGGGAAATTAGCGTTATTACCTGTGTAGCCGTATGTTACGCCATCTGCGACAAGCACCCGGCCAAGCAAAAGATTTGCGTTGTCGCCCGAATAACTATATGTCGCTCCGTCTGCTACAAGAGTAAACCCGCCAACCGGAGTGTATACAAGATCGGCGTTATCGCCGGAGTAGCTGTACGTTGCTCCGTCTGCTGCAAGCGTGTATGCACCGGCTGGAGTGTAGATTAGATCGGCGTTATCGCCGGAGTAACTATATGTCGCGCCATCGGCAATAAGTATGCGGTTAAGACGAAGATCCGCGTTATTGCCGGAGTAGCTGTACGTCGCGCCGTCTGCTACAAGAACTCGGTTATACTGGAGGTTAGCGTTATTGCCGGAATAGCTGTACGTCGCGCCGTCTGCTACAAGAGTAAACCCGCCAACTGGGGTATAGACAAGATCGGCGTTGTTTCCTGAGTAGCTGTATACCGCCCCTTCTGCTACGAGTGTGTAGGAGCCCGCCGCGCCCTGCTGCGAAAGCAGTGTTGTGAGCACCTACCACTCCTTGTCGGGGCTACGTCAAGCGAACAAGATCAGAGACAGTTATACAAGGACCACGAGTTCCTGACAAACGGCAGAAAGGTGCGATTGAAGCAGAATCACGTCGTAAGTGTCCGTGCCATCAATTGCGCAGTACGCCGCCATCCGGCCGCCGAGAGTAGCTCCGCCGACCTGGATAAAGTCAGTGTTGGTGTAGGGACTGAATACCCGGTTCTGAACGTCGAACCGGAAGAACTGGTTCGCCGCGGACGCCACATAAGCGTTGACATAGAACATCCGGCCTTCGTTCTCGAAGGGGGCGTAACACCCCGTCGAGCCCGTGCCGATAGTCGTGGTGTTGCCGTCATAGGCAATCGCGCCAGTCCAGGTGCCGGTAATCGACCCGGCAATATCCAGCAGGTCAAGCGTTACTACTGCGCCGCCACGGAAGAAGTAGTTGAAGCTATGCCGGGCGTTGCGCGCCGGATCAGGCTGGATACCGAAGGACGGAGCCCACATGCAGCCCGCACCGTTTGCAGCGGGGGCCGTGCCAAAGTAGGTCGCGGACCAAGCGTTGGAGGCGATGCTGTTTGTGCCGTTATTCACGGTCGCATCGCTGTAGTTCCACGTGTAGGTCGTGGTGTTGGCCGTGGTCCGCAAAACCATCAGGTTCGGCAACTCGATCACATACTTGGCCGAAGCCGAAGGCTGAGTCGTCCACGCCGTACCGAGGGTATAAACCGGCGAGGCTCCTGCCGTGTGCGAGGCGATAATGCGCCGCTGACCCACCGCCGCCGGGGTGGTCGTATCCTGGACAACGCGGATT